GGTAAAAAGGATGCTAAAGAATTGCTATGTCAATATTTAGATAGTCATGACCGTACCGCTGAAGCGAAATATCTACGCAAAGTACATGAATCTGAATTCTTGATGACATTGTGCTGGCTCGCACGTATGAATTTGCGCGGTCTTGAACTGAACGAACATGAATCACTTACACTAGAAAATGAAATTTCCCGACTGTTGAAACTGGTTCACAAGCCTGAGGTCGTTACAAAAGAACCTAGCAATCGTCCTAACATTCAGGAATTGATGCGTGAGAAAGCCGGTGAGGCAGCAGGTGAACTTGAAGGACTACTTGACGAGTACATCACTACAGGTAAGACTACACAAAAGACAGTTGATATTGTTGCTAAATTCAATGTCATGCCACAGCATATCCCTATCATTGTTGAGATTTGGAAACGCAAAGCTGAAGAATTTAATCAACTAGTTGAGGGTACAGATAAAGACCTGAACGAGGCTTATGCTTTCTTAGGTAAAGTACAAGTGCGTAATCTTGTCAAATTTGTAGATAACGTTCTAGGTGACTTGAACAGCTATATCTCAATTAAGAAAGCAAGCAAAGCACCTCGCAAACGCAAAGCAGTCCCTGTTGAGAAGATTGTTGCTAAACTCAAGTACTTGAAAGAATTCAAGGATCCAGTCAACAAACTTGAACTGATTAGTGTGCATCCTACTAAGTTACACGGTGCAAGCGAGGCATGGGTCTATGATACTGCAAAACGTAAAGTGCATCATTACATTGCTGACGATTACAGTAAGACTTTTACAGTTAAGGGTAATACGATCCTAGGCTTTGATAGCAATACAAGTGAAGTCAAAACATTGCGTAAGCCGGGTGAGCAGATTAAAGAAATAATGGGTAGCAAGCCGGCTGCACGTAAATACTTTAAAGAGATTAAAGCAGTAGCAACTGCGCCTAATGGTAGGTTCAATGAGAACATGCTAATACTGAAAGCGTTCTAATGGATAATAGTAAAATAAAAGACAGGATGACAGAACTAATGGCTCCGGTCGAACAGCAATTACTAATGTGTGATGACAAAGAAGACCAGCTTATGATGGCTTGTGCGATGTTACAACGAGTAAGTGAAGTCTTTGTTTACCATTTAGGTGAACAAGGAGCAAAACAAATGTTTAAGGATTTGATAAAATGAATGTAGATTTAAACAAATATAGTGATTTTGTGCAGGCTGTTACAAGCCAACCAAGTAGTGACTTGACAACTTTCATGGACACCCTTGACCGATTAGATGCAAACTATGAACTAGATGCCGATGCCGGTATAATGAAATATGGGCCTGACATCAACGTTCCGTTGTTACTGACCGCATGTCTAGGACTAGCCGCAGAGTCAGGCGAGTTTATTGAGATTCCTAAAAAGATTTTCTTTCAAGGTAAACCCCTAACTGACGATAATGTCTTTCACATGAAACGTGAACTCGGAGACATCATGTGGTACTGGATTAACGCTTGCAGGGCACTTCGTCTAGATCCTAATGATGTGATTGCTGAGAACGTAGAGAAACTAAAAGCACGATATCCCGGTGGCGAGTTTAACGTGTTCAATAGTGAGAATCGTCAACACAACGATATCTAAGTAGATTATTTAGGTAATCTACCTTTTCTTTTTATCTCTTCCGGTGTGCGTTTACGAACTATAAATTCAATCGCACACTCACTTATACTATGATAGGTTTGATCTACTCTACCAATATCATATATAAATGTACCATTTATTAATTCAACCTTAAGAACCTCAACCTCACTATTGTATTGATATAAGAATTCAAATACGTTAGTGCTGACCGGGCTCCAGCTTTCTTCTTTATTAATTGTCCAACTTGTTTTATGATCGGGGTTATGGTTACTAGGCCACACGCCCTGTTCATACAAATCCTCATCAGGAATAGTTACAATAATATGTCCGCCCGGCTTACAAATTCTAAGCCAATTATCAAATGCTTGGAACGGGTCCCTCATGTGTTCCAAACAATGACTGCTATGTACAAAATCAAATGTATCATCAGCTACCCCTTCCATAAGTTGAGCATCACCGTCAGGCATATCCCACGCTTTTAAACCTGTCATTAGTGGAAATTGTTGAGTGTATCTTCCAATTTGGTCGTTACCCGCCCCAATATCAATTCCATAACCTCTAAAATATGTACTAGCAAACCTAGCATCTTGTAAACGGCGAATTAATGCCTTGCTTGACTCATTCATTGTATTCCTTAAGTAAAATTATATTTATTTTACACTCACTTATCTAAAATAAAAGTTGAGTTTAGTTCATTGTACTATGGTTTCCAGATAAATATATTATCTGGAGAACACAATGGCAATTCTGCAATCAACTAGTTTAGACGCATTAAAAGAAGATTTATTTAGAAACTTACGCTTACGTATGGGCGAAGGCATTGTTGACGTTGAATTAGATCCTGAACATTATGAAGCCGCTTATAAGTATGCGGTTCAAGTATATCGTCAACGAGCACAAAATGCAACAGAAGAAGCATATACTTTATTGACATTACAAGAGCATCAGGAAATTTATACTCTTCCCAAAGAATTTATTAATGTAAGACAAGTATTCCGTCGTACTGTTGGAATGGAGACAGGCCCAGGATCAACTAGTTTTGATCCATTTAGTAGTGCTATTCTTAACACGTATTTACTGAACTATAGTTCGGCAGGTGGGTTAGCAACATATGATTTCTATGCAGGATATGTTGAATTGGTTGCACGTATGTTTGGTGGATATGTAATCTACACCTTCAACAATGTTACAAAAGAAATTCGCTTAGTGAGAAATATCAAAGGTAACGGTGAACAGATACTAATTTGGGCTGATATTCAAAAGCCTGAATCAACATTACTTCAAGATCCGGGAAGTGGTGTTTGGATTGGTGACTGGACCTTTGCTCAATGTATGAGTATCTTGGGTGAAGCCCGTGAAAAGTTTGCAAGCATTGCTGGCCCGGGTGGCGGCACTACCCTTAACGGATCCGCATTGAAATCCGAAGCTAAAGAAATGCAAGCCACATTATTAGAAGATTTAAAGCGTTATGTGGATTATAGTCAGCCACTAACTTGGGTACAAGGTTAATAACATTATATGAGAGCAACTGAGTTTATTACGGAACTATTTCGCCCCGGTAATCAAAACTGGAAGTGGAATCGACAATCCCAGGAAGAGGCAGTTGCAAATTTTACTGTGGGCGAAAGAAAGTATGTATGGTCAGCCTACAGTCATCACCAAGATGATAAGCCAGAAACATGGGAAATACAATTTCGTTTAATTAGAGAGGCGTTAGACCCTGAAAAATTATCACTATATGGCACAACAGGTACAGGCAACTCAGCAGAAGTAATGTCAATTGTAGTAGATATAATGCGTGAATTCTTAGAAGACTACAGTGATAATGTACAAAAAATTATATTTGATGCAAAAGAAAACAGTCGCATAGGACTATACACAAGAATGGTTAAGCGTTTAATACCCAATTGGGATTTAGAACAAGACTATAATCCAGAAATGGGATTAAGATTCATATTGTCTAGACCAAAACAAATGTAACCTAAATGCTAGCACATGTCATCTCTTAGTAATATAATTACAAGTACAGGAGAACGTATGATTATAGGAGTAACAGGTCTAATTGGCAGCGGCAAGGATACTATAGCTGACTATTTAGTAACAAATCACAAATTTAAACGGATAAGTTTTGCATCCAGTCTTAAAGATGCTGTAGCAAGTGTCTTTGGTTGGGAACGAGAAATGTTAGAAGGTACAACTAAATCTAGCCGCAAATGGCGTGAACAAGTTGATCCTTGGTGGAGTCAACGATTAAACATCCCTGAACTAACACCACGCTGGGTTCTACAACAATGGGGTACTGAAGTTTGTCGTGCTAACTTCCATGACGATATATGGGTAGCAAGTGTAGAGAACAAACTACGACAAACAAAAGATGATATCGTCATTACTGATTGTAGATTCCGTAATGAAGTTGATGCTATCAAAAATGCAAATGGTATTACTTTAAGATCAAATCGAGGTCCTGAACCCGAATGGTACGATGCGGCAAAAGCATATAATAAGGGACCTGACGGGAATAGTCTTTGGGCTTTGAGCAAAGCTAAGTTAGACAAAGCTAAGATTCATGCCAGTGAATACTCTAGTGTGGGATTAGAATACGACCATTATATTGACAATAACGGATCTATTGATGATTTACATGCTACACTTAGTCAACTTCTAAATCGCCCCGACGCCAGTTAACTTCTTTTCTTTTTACCACTTCAACACAGTTTAAACAGATTGTACGTAGGTTAGTAAACTCAGTGTGTTCTAGTTTACCATCTATATGAAACACAGTAGTCTGACTAGGATATGAACTCTTAAAGCCACATAAATCACATGTGGCTTTTTTCTTGTACCCTGACTTTTTCCAACTAGGTTCTCTTGGTTTAAGTTTATTTTTCTTACGACCACATTCATCACACATACTACGATAGTGTGTTATGCCATCACGTTTATAATTTACAGCAGTATTATTCTTACCGCATGTGTTGCATATTGGTCTCATACTATATTTATCATTGTAACCTTCGAAGGTACGCTAATTGGCATTTTTTTACCATTTACACTAAATATTAGTACGTTAGGGCGTTAACCCTCATAATCATAACATAAAGGAAAATAACATGGCACTAGTATCACCAGGCGTAGAAGTAAATATCATCGACCAAAGTCAATATTTACCAGCAGCCACAAATTCAGTTCCGTTGCTAATTGTTGCATCAGCACAAAATAAAGCAAACGCCGCAGGCACAGCAGTAGCTGTAGGAACAACAAAAGCAAATGCAGGTAAATTATATCAAGTAACAAGTCAACGTGACTTAACTACTTTGTTTGGTAATCCATTCTTCTATAAGACAACAAATGGTACACCGATTCATGGATATGAATTAAACGAATATGGTTTATTAGCAGCCTATTCATTATTGGGCACAACAAATCGTTGCTATATTTTAAGAGCAGATATCGATTTATCAGAATTTGTAGGATCAGTTTCTAGACCATCAGGTGAAGCGGTAGATGGTACATATTGGTTAGATACAACTAATAGTACATGGGGCATTTATGAATTTAATGCTACGTCTGGTAAGTTTGTTAATCAAATTCCATATGTTCTTACAAGTACCGATCAATTAACTGATGCACGACATCCATTAGATACCATTGGTAACGTGGGAGAATATGCAATTGTTGCAATGCATCACGCTGGTGAGCCTGCCGGGGATAGTACCTATTTCTATAAAATGATGGATAATACATGGATGACATTAAATAGTGATTCATTGGCTTCAAGTAATCCATCAGTAAGTTCTACTATCTCTAATCCAACATTAACTACTGGATATAGTTTTGATATAACATTAACCTGTGAGGCAAGCGGAATGGCATCAACAACCAATATTATTGTAGCCGCCGGTGATGATGTGAACGATATTGCAACTTATCTTAATAATTTAAACGACATTCAATTTAACGCTGACGTAATTGATAATAAATTGAATATCTATGTAGTTGATGGAAATATTGTCACATTAGCTAATCATTCCACTGACGGTTCCTTGCTTACTCAATTGGGAATTACTGCAGGTTCTTATTATGGTGTTACATGTCATTATGGTACCAGTGCTCAAATGCCATTATGGACTTCAAGTCAGGCAAAACCCCGTGCTACTGGATCTGTTTGGATTAAAACAAGCAGCGCCGGGAATGGATTATCACTATCACTCTCAAAATATAGCGTAGCAACTGCTAGTTGGACTTCACAATTTGTTTCAGCATATGGTAGCGAAATTAACGCAACCGCTGCATTAGATAGTACTGGTGGAAAGGCTATTCCCCAAAATACAATTTTTGCAAGATATGCTAGTCCTGGTGCTGGCGGTAGTCAAAGTACTGCACCAGTAAAATTATTTAATAGACTGGCTACGGGGCCTACAGTTACTACTACAACAATAGCTAACCCTACAATTACTACAGGCAATAGTTTTACTGTATATGTGAGTATTCCTGGTGAAAGATTGTCTAGTATAGATTTACCCGCAACCAAAATAATATTCGAGAATACAGGAACAACCGCGGCTTCATTTGTTACAGATTGGCAAAATGCTCAAATTCCCTATACAACTGCTACATTAACAACTGATGGAACTATTCAAATTACTCATACATTAGGTGGTGAAATTTTTATATCAGATATTGACCCTATAACACTCCAACGCTCAGATGTATTGTATGCTGATTTAGGATTTGATGGGGTAGGTATTAAATATGGACCGATACATACATTTACTGTATCTGTTACACCTGAAGCAGTAACAACATCCGGCACAGGTGGATCAATTTCCGTGTCTGTGGATAGTGCAGGAAAATATATAATAAACACTGTTAGTGGTGGTTCCGGTTACGCAGTGGGTGATGTTTTAAAAGTCAGTGGTGGTTATCTTAGTGGTTCTAACGGTGTTAATGATTTGAAATTAAATGTCACTAAAGTTAATGCAGGATCTTTGGAATCAGTTAGAATATCAACAACAACTCAATTTGCAGATAGAAAGTATTATACCCAAATTTCAAATTGGGAAGAAATTGAGTATACTGCAAATGAAGGTGCTCCTGTAGAATTACCTGCAAACGGTAGATATTGGTACTTTAGCACACCAAGTCAAGTTGATATCATGGTCAACCAAGGTGGAGTATGGAAGGGATATAGAAATGTAAACTTTGATAGTTCTGGTCATCCAGCTAACTCAGGAACAAATAATACTGATTCTACGGGCCCTATTGTTAGTGCATCAGCACCAATAACGCAAAGTGATGGAACTGTATTGGTTTATGGTGATCTATGGCTTGATTCTGCTGATTTAGAAAACTATCCAATGTTATATCGTTGGGAAGCAGTTAGTAGTGTAGATCAATGGGTTTTGATTGATAAAAATGACCAAACTAGTAGTAATGGTATTTTGTTTGCTGATGCAAGATGGAGTCATTCGGGTGCTGTGAATCCAGTAGATGATCCTATTCCATCTATAACTACTTTATTAACTAGTAATCACTTAGATTTAGATGCACCAAATCCAGCTTTATCTCCACAGGGTATGTTATTATTCAATACACGCCGTTCAGGATACAATATTAAAGAATTCAAGACTAATTATTTTACAAACAAAAATTATCCTAATGCCGGTAACTATAATTCAGGCGCACCGACAAACAATGCTAATTTACCTCAAGTAAGTTATGCTTGGGTTAGTGCTAGCGGATTGAAGTCAGATGGTTCGGCTTACTTAGGTCGTCACGCACAGCGTCATATGATTGTGTCAGCGATGAAATCGGTAATTGATACAAATCAAACTATACGTGAAGAAGATAATTTCTTTAACTTGATAGCAGCTCCTGGTTATCCAGAACTACAACCTAATATGGTAACGTTAAACAATGACCGCAATAATACTGCTTACATTGTAGGTGATACTCCATTAAGATTACCAGATCAAGCTACTAATATTACAAATTGGGCGACTAATGAAGCATTAGCAACCGAGTCAGGTGAAGATGGTTGGGTTACCCGTGATACGTATTTAGGTGTGTTCTACCCAAGCGGTATTACATCAGATACAACAGGTACAGCCGCAGTTGTTCCTGCAAGTCATATGATGTTACGCACGTTACTAAGAAACGATACATTGGGTTATCCTTGGTTAGCTCCAGCAGGTACACGCCGTGGTACAATTGACAACGCTACAAATATTGGATACTTAGATGCTACTACTGGTGAATTCCAAGTAGTTAAGAATCGTATGAGTATTCGTGATGTGTTATATTTGAATCAAATCAATCCATTAGCATTCTTTACTGGTGTTGGTCTATTGAATTATGGTAATAAGAACTCATTTGATTCACAATCAGCATTGGATCGCATCAATGTATCACGTTTAGTTTGTTATATTCGTGAAAGACTGCAAGTTGCGGCTCGTCCATTCGTATTCGAACCAAACGATGCTCTTACACGTAATCAACTTACCGGTGTTGTTCAGTCATTGTTTATTGACTTAGTTGGAAAGCGCGGATTGTATGACTATCTAGTTGTATGTGATGCAAGTAATAATACTCCATCTAGAATTGATAGAAATGAATTGTGGATTGATATTGCAATTGAGCCAGTTAAGGCAGCAGAATTCATTTACATACCGGTTCGTGTTATGAACACCGGGGCTATTGGAGCTCAATAAATACACTCCCCTCAGGGGGAGTTATTTAAGATAAATAATATATAGGAGATAGTAATATGGCAACAGCCTCAAATTCATTGTTCAACATGACTGTCGGATCAGACAACACACCTAGTTCTCAGGGTTTGTTAATGCCTAAACTACAGTTTAGATTCAGAGCATTATTTTTAAACTTTGGTACAGGTGGTGCAACTCAAGAGTTAACCAAACAAGTTATGGATATACAACGTCCCAACGTTTCTTTTGAAGAAACAGTAATCGACATTTACAACAGTAAAGTATATCTAGCCGGCAAACATTCTTGGCAAGAAACGCAAATTAATTTGCGTGATGATGCTGCCGGTAATGTTTCAAAATTAGTTGGTCAGCAACTACAGAAACAATTTGACTTTGTTGAGCAAGCAAGTGCGGCTTCAGGCCAGGACTACAAGTTCCAGATTAACTATGAAATTCTAGACGGTGGTAATGGTACATTGGTTCCTAATGTACTAGAAACCTGGGAATTGTATGGATGTTTTATTAAATCAGCAAACTACAATAACATGGATTATAAATCAAATGATCCAGTATCTATTCAGTTATCTATCCGTTTTGATAATGCAATTCAATCTCCATTAAGTTCTGGCGTTGGTACTAATGTTGGTCGTGCATTTGGTGGAACATCGGTCACTGGTTTAGGCAGTTAACTTAGGTAAACAATGGCATTCAGTATTGATGGCCTTGTAAATGGCAATTTTGGCAAAGGCAAAGATGTCGTCAGCGGCGCCGTCAAAGATATTTTTGGAATAGATGTTGCTGCCGAAGCAGGGAATGCCGCAAAGGCATTCTTTGGTGGCGGCGAATACTTACGTGATGCTACTCATGCAAGTAAAACTTTTACTCCAAATAATTATGCTTATGCTCCCAAGTTTAAACATTTATTTCACGTATATTTTGATATAAACACTGCATTGACTGAAGTAGGTAATAATTGGCCGGAAGATGCTAATTTTAGTTTGAATGTAAAATCAATTCAACTACCTAAATTCAATTTTGAAACACATTCCTTAAATCAATATAACCGTAAACGTATTGTACAGACTAAAGTAAAATATGAGGCGGTATCAATAAAATTCCATGATGATAATAGTAATCTAGTTAATAAATTATGGCATGCTTATTATACATATTACTATAAAGATGCCGCACAAGTTGATATAAATTCTTCTAGGACAGCAGGGGGATCTACCTCAGGAATAGGTAAACGCTATGAAGATAATAGAAATTTATATGATACTATTATTCCAAACAATGATGATTGGGGTTTTATCGGTGAGGGAAACCCATCGCTAACAACAACATCTGGTTTGCTAGGCAGTCCTAAAATTGCTTTTTTTAAATCTATAAACATCTTTGGATTTCATCAACATAATTTTATGATGTATAAATTGATAAATCCTATAATTTCATCATTTAACCACGATCAATATTCATATTCTGAAGCCGGCGTGATGGAAAATAATATGACAATTGAATATGAAACTGTCAAATATTTTCAAGGAGCACTCAATGGCCAAAACCCCGGCGCTATTGTGTCGGGATTTGGTGATCCGGGACATTATGATACTAGACTTAGCCCTAATGGTAAAGCAGGGAGTAATGCAAGCATCCTTGGGCAAGGTGGCGCGGTTGATGCTATTGATGGTATCATAGATGATATTTCTACTGGAAATTTTACTGGCGCAATACAAAAAGCAGGAACTGCATATAAAACATTTGATTTGAAAAATGGATTAGGTAAAACACTTAGCATTGCAAAAGGCGAGGCGGGCGGTATCATATCTAATAAAATAATGGCTCCTAGTAATAGGGGAGGATTTGATTTTCCTAGTGCCGCATCGTCAGGTATTAATAACGGAATTCAAAAAGGAGTTGATGTTGTTAAAGGAGCATTTACACGTGCCCCGGCTAAATCTCAACCTCAAGTTATTGGTCAAGGCCAGGATGCTAGGTACGACTAAATACTAACCAAAACAGTATAGCATAAATATATCTACGAGGTAGATATGGCACAAATAATAGACGGACCACAAACACAATTAGATAGAACTGTTAAAATTTTTGACAGCTACTATAATTTCACCGCTTCAGTTGGTGCCAATCAATATGAAATAGTTTTTTCATATTTTTTATCTGTTTGCAAAAGTAGAAATACTGCTAAAAATTTCACAGCAATGTTGTTTAGAATTGCTTCTACTATTGATGAAAACCCAATGACATTATTAGATTATCTACAGGGTACTGGAGATAAAATGAAGGCTACACGATTAATGGTTTATTATCTTAACAGTTTAAAAAGTAAAACTACATTATATGGTGTAAATGCAGAACCTACACCCAATGAATCAATTCAACGAAACATAGTAACGTAATGGCTAGTTTTGCACAGGGTATATATGAAGTACAGAATCCCGAGAAATATATAGGAAAACATAAACCTAGATATCGTAGTGGTTGGGAAATGACTTTTATGATGTTTTGTGATAACAATAAGAACGTACTTAAGTGGGCTAGCGAAGCAATCAGTATCCCATACCGCCACCCATTAACTGGTAAGATGTCAATGTACATACCCGACTTCTTTGTAGTGTATGCAAACAGACATGGAAAACAGATAGCAGAAGTTGTAGAAATCAAACCTAAAAAACAAAGTCTTATTGAAAGCAAAGTAGCTAGTGCTAGAGATAGGGCTATTGTCGCAGTCAATCATGCTAAATGGGTAGCAGCCAATGCTTATTGTAGACAGAATGGATTTGCTTTTCGGGTGGTTACAGAGGATGACCTTTTTCATCAGGGCCGTCGTAAGTAATAAATATACTGTTATTTAGGATAGCACATGACAAAAAAGTTAGAAGAATTATTTGAACTACCAATTGATGATGAGGTAAACAATCAAGTGTTTGAAAACACACAGGTTAGTTTTGTCACACAAGAAACATACGATACATTACAGAAAATTGAGATTGCTTTGCCCCAAGTTCGTGGGTTAGAAGCAAGCGATAATGAAATGGACGAACTTGCATCATTGGCTACTAGTAGCTATAAAGACTTGATGGATTTAGGTATGCAAGTAGATAGTCGCTTTTCAGCCGAAATATTCAATAGTGCAAGCGGTATGTTAGGACATGCTATCACTGCTAAGACTGCAAAGATTAATAAGAAGTTAAAAATGCTTGATTTACAGTTAAAGAAAGCACAGTTAGATCAAAAAATTGCAAGTAAAACTGAAGAAATTGAGAATACCCCGTTAGGTGAGGGTAGTCTAGTTGACCGTAATGAGTTGCTAAAAACCATATTGGCAAACAAAAAAACGGATAATTGATAAATAATAGAATAGGAATAACATAATGAAAACCCTTCGTCATTACTTAATGGAAAGTGTTCGCACATACAACTACACGATTAAAATCTTGGGTGATGTAGAGAACAAAAACTTATTGAATATGTTTATACATAATCTAAGTAAATTTGATCCTGTAAAAATCAGTGATCCCAAAACAACTGTAATTCAAAAAAATCCTTATGGATTCCCACTTGAAGAAACGAATCAAAGTGTAATAATTATTCAAGCTGAATTCAAATATCCAGCAACAGAACCGATGATTGTACAAATTGCACAACAATCAGGTCTAAGAAATATGATTCGTGCAGTAACAAAAGATTACAATGACAGTATCAATGCTGAAAATGACAAATATGCTAATCAAGTGCAAGATGAAGAAAAGAAAGCATTATTAGATACACCTGAATTAGAAGATAACGGCAAACAAGCTAGCAAAGACTATGCTAATCAATATCTAGATAAAGTAATTCCAAAAGAATCAAGCATTGATATCCCTTATAATGCTAAGAAAACCCCAACAATCAAGAACACAAGCAAAGATGGTATTCAAACAAAGAGTCCTTTTAGTAGTGTTAAGATGCCAGAAAGACCAGCAATCGGAGCACATAAATGATCGACTTTACTTCTACCCAACTCAGTTGGATACTCATCGGGGCTTGCAGTATAGGCGGTACTGGTTACATGTCTGTGGATACTAAAATTAAAGAGTTAGATACCAGTGTACAAATATCAAGTGCAAAAATGGATGACATGAAAACAAATATGTCTGAGTTACAAAAACAATTAACTCGCATGGAAGACAAACTAGATAGAAAACAAGGATCAAAATAATGGATTTTAAATCATTACTACAAACAATGGATAATATAAGTGAAACTGTACACAAAGCAGGTCCGGGCGGATATGGTAATCGTCATGGTACAGAAACACAAACTGACCAATACGGTAAGCCGATTGGTAAAGTAAGTTTAGCTAAGATGGGTCCTAAAGATGATACACCTAAGAAACGTGGCGCACCTGTAAAGGCTGACAAGCCGTTGACAGGTAAAGATGATCCAAAAAATAAAAAAGTAGGTGACTTGTTTGGTCGCACTACCGGTGATGTACCAGCAGGTAAAAAAGGTACAAAAGTTTCTAAGATGGACGCCGCCGATAAGGAAGAAAAGAAAAAAGAAAAAACTGAAAAGAAAAGTTTAAAAGATTGGATTGAAGTATCTGAGCACAATCAATTGAATGAAGAAGATGTTTCAGTCAAACCAATTCAAGCAAGTCAAATCATTGGTCAAGATGGTAAGTCAATGGGAACTGCTGATCCTGCAACTGCCAATGCTATTAAAGCGGCAGCTGAAAAAGGTACATTGAATTTGTCAGGTGATGATAGTAGTACTACTTCTAATAGCACTAGTTCACAACCAATGACTGAAAAATCTGACAAGCCAGTTAAAACTGACGCTTCAGCAGAAGGCAAGTATAAAGGCAAAAGTAAAAGCGAATTACTAAAAGCATTTAAGCATTTAAAGAAAACTGGACCTCATGAAAAAGATAGCACACAGTATAAAAACATGAAAGAATTAGCAGTTGCTATTCGTGCTAAGGGCGTCTCGGGTAAAGAAAAAGAAGAACCGGTATCAGAAGGTGGGTACAGAGGTCGTGACGCTTACAGCCGAGACGAGTATTCGGCAACTACAGGCTTTGATAAGAAGGATTCTCAAGCATATCAACAAGACGGTGGAGCCAATGATGAAGGTTGGGAAGATGAAAAACCTAAATATCCTAGAACATCTGATCGTATGAGACAAGCACAGCAACGCCATTATGGATTTAAACGCCCTAGTTCAGAATCTATTGGTGAAGGCGAAGGTAACTTTGAACAACAGGAAGAAGCGTATGTTGCCTGCATAGTGCAACATAACCGTTCAGGCCAAGCAGTTGTACAAAGAACAAAACCTATAAGTCGTGACCGAGCAGAAGAAGTAATTAAACATGCTCTTTCTAAAAATACATTTGTACACCCTCCATTCATGACTATTTACCCAGCAAGTGCTGGTAAGTTAGACGGCTCAACTATTATGGCTCAATTTCCTGATATGAGTCAAGAAGCAGGTCCTGCTAATACTGGTATGATGGAAGGTAAAGAAAAAACTAAGGCAAAAGACTTACCAGGTGATCAAGATGAATTAGATGTTGCACCACCAAAAGGTAAGTTAACTGGTGCAGACTTTAAAGCATTGTCAAAAAAGAAAAAAGTTAAAGAAGATCGTACTATGCAAATATTAGAAGGCATCAACTTTAAAGAATTAATGGCTTCAGCAGATTCAGAAGTACAAGAAATGTTGATTGAATTGCAAGATGATGTAGAGATGTTTAAAAAGACAGGTCACACATCTGAATTGATAGATTCATTCTTAAAAGTACATTTGCATCACAGTAAAAAGAGAATTACAGATGAAGCCGCAGGCGCAGGACGTGGTTCAGTAAATCCACCGGCAGTTAATCCTTCAGCACCCTTGCCACCAGCAAGATCCGCTGCACCAGGATGGGGCAGAGATGACTATAAACCTTTAGTACCTGACACCTCACCTAGACCAGCAATGGGCACCATCAAAGGTGGTGTATGGAATGCTGATCCTCCTAAGCCAGGTGAAAGAGGAGTACCCGTTCCAATGGATCCAGAAGGCGTTAAAGAAGGTAATTTTTTAAGTACATTAGGTCAATCTAATAAAACATTCGAAAGTAAAAAAATGAAAGATATTCAATTAGAAAACTGGGAAAAAGAATTAAATTCTTTACTAACTATCAATGAAGGCATTACTGTATCTACAAGTACTGGTCAACAAGGTTCACCTGACTCAGTTAGCGTTAATGCAACTGACGGAGATTCAGCAGAATTGTTACAAGTCCTACGTCAAGCTGGCTTAGGAGTGTTTGGTGGCGAAGAAGAACGTAGTAGTTACGGCTCACCAATGCACAGTCATGAACCAACAGGAGCTGGTTCTGAACCAGAAATGAGTCCAGCGGTAGTTGGAGACGGTGATGATATGATGGCATTGATTAAGAAAATGTCAGGTATACAAGATAGCGGCGATCAAGGAAGTGAAGAACCAGAAGGCGTTGCAGTAGTTGATTTTTCAAGTGAAGAAGGTTCAGAAGAAGATGATGAGCAAGCAAAACACGGTTCTGATGGTCATAGCCATGAAGAATCAGATGACGAAGGTGAAGAAATTTCAGAATTAAGAGCAGAATATCCAGGTGGTAGCACAGATTTTAACACAGGTGAAGTTAAAACAACCGGAGCAACCAATGAAGATGAAATGGAAGAAGGTAATGCTTTTGGAAACGAAGTTCGCCAAAAGAAATCAGACAATATTCCTGATAGCCAACAACGCATCACAACAGGTGGACAAAATCTTCCAGTAAAAGAAGAAGGTCATCACCACGAAGAAGGTGGTACATGTAACGAATGCGGTATGTATGAAGCACGTTGTGTTTGTGAGCCGGGTAAAGAACAAGTTGAAGAAGAACAACTAGATGAACTAAGTCCCAAGTTGATGCAAAAAGCGGTAAACAAATCAAACGCTATGATGAACAAGAGTTACCAAGATAAAGATCATAATGCCACAACTGATTATGCAAATCAAAGTACTAGAATACAGCATGGCATGGATAAAAGAGCAGGTAAACCTACCGACTTCACTGGAAACAGTAACCATTACGTAAAAAATGAACCAGGTGCTAATACAGCTAAAGGATCTCGTATGCCTGTTGGAATGGCAGAAGATTACGCAAACGAAGCTGGTCATGAAGAAATGGCTAGTTTAAAGCATTTGTTAAACGTGGGCAATGATATGCACTACCCTAAAGAAAAACAATCTGTTGGCAATCCAACTAAAGTAACATATGAAACAAAGTTATTGAAAGATTCAACAAGTCTATTACACGACTTTAGAAAATTAAGCGGAATAAAATAATAAAAATCCGTACTTTAAATAGCTCGGTTCGCCGGGCTATTTTTTTGGTTCCATCTTACTGATTAAAAACGATAAATACATAATAAGGTAGGATAAAATGGCACAACAAATTATAGATTTCGGCGCATTCCCAAATGACCCTGCTGCCGACCCAATACGAGCAGCCTTTCAAAAAGTACAGAACAATTTTACGGATTTATATTCAACTACACTTACCACTGGTGTCACATCAGTAACAACTGGTCCCGGATTAACACAAAATAGAACTACTGGGGCTGTTCTTGTAAGCGCAAATATAGCCAGTATCACAATACAAACTCAGAATGGATTATTAATTGGGGTTGGATCTCCTACATCAACATCTGCTACAATAACAAATTCTGCTACACCTTTTGTTATTGGTCTTTCTACACAGATATCAATTTCTAATGTTGTTGCAACCAGTGTCACCGGTACATTAAGAACAGCATCCCAGCCGTATGTTACTAGTCTAGGTACTCTGGTATCATTAGGTGTTACTGGTAATGTCACTGCCTCTAACTTTTTAGGTAATCTAGTAGGCGGCACTATTTCAGGAACGGTAGCTGCGCCAGGAGCAAATACTCAGTTATTATTCAATAATAGAGGTAATATTGGGGCAGCCTCTAGATTAACATACTCTGGTACTTCATTACAAATGAACGGAGATTTTACTGTAATTAATGGTGGTGTTAGTGCTATTAATCTTACTGCCTCTGCCAACGTATATGGTCAATATTTCATAGGTACTTTCTTAGGCCCGGCTTCAAATGCTTCAGTGGTTACTGGAGCTGCTCAGCCAGCAATTACGTCAGTTGGAACTCTTTCAAGTTTACAGGTTTCCGGTACATTAAACGCACCTACTATTGCAGGTAACGTTACTGGTAATTTAGCCGGTAATGTTATTGGTAATCTAGCAGGAACAGCAGACAGATCAATACAGGTCACCGGGGCATCACAACCTAACATTACTAGTTTAGGAACGTTGACTATATTAAACGTTCAAGGTAATGCATCTATCGGTAATATTAGTGCTACGTATATTGAAGGACAAGTAACATCTTCAAGTCAACCTAATATTAGAAAATTAGGATTGCTAGATGGATTAGCAGTTGAAGGTAACTTAACTAGTGGTAATATTACATTAACTGGTAGAATGAGTGCATCACTAATGGATGTGACTACATTCACTGCCGCTACTATAGCTGCTACTAGTCTTGCTGGCAATCTAGCAGGAAATGTTGCCGGTGACTTAACGGGAAATGTTGCAGGTAATTTGACAGGAAATGTTGCAGGTACTTTAACAGGAAATGTTATTGGAAATGTTTCTGGTAACATGTCCGGCAATATGTCTGGAAACGTGTCTGGTAATATTTCTGGTAATATTTCTGGTAATATCTTTTTACCAGGAGCAACCACACAATTGGTATTCAATGATAGTGGCATTGCCGGCGCACACACAGGTGCAACATATAATAAAACTACTGGATTGTTTAGCATTACTGCAAATATTTCAAGTGGCAATTTAAATTCAACAGGTATAATATTTGCATCTGCGGCTGCTAACGTAGGAGATTTAATCAGTAGAGGTGATGCAAACGTTACTGGAAATGTAAACAGTGGCAATTTAATTACAAATGGATTATTAACCGTCACTGGCAATGCAACAGTAGGAAATATTTCAGCTAGAACGCTTAGTGGCAATATTGTAAGTGTTAGTGGTAACGTATCTGGAGCTAATTTAGTTGCAAGCGGGCTTGTCACTATTCAAGGAACAAGCGCAGAATCTCTTAAAACTTCAGGTGGTGCTAATATTAGTGGCACTACAATGCAAGACGGTAGTGTAGTTACTGCAAACATAAACGTAACAACTAAACTAACAACATTAGATTTATCTGCAAGAGGAAATTTAGATGGCGCTAATCTAAGCACAAGTGGATTACTACAAGTTACTGGAAATGCAACAACAGGTAATTTAAACACAGGCATATTAATTACAACCGGTAATATTGTAGGCGGTATTGGTACAACTATCAATATTGGTGGCGGAATTATATCTATCGGAACGGCAACGGTAGGCAATGTAGTAACAGCTAATGCTAATATCACAGGTATTGCTAATGTTGGTTCGTTGTCATCTCAGGGTAATGTCAATGTAACACAGCAAATATTTGCTGACGGTAATATCAATGCATCAACAGCATGGGTTAATGCACAGAATGCTAGTTTGGGGAATGTAACATCTACTGGTAATATCGGAACAACTGGTAATATTAATGCAAGTAGTGGTTGGATTAATGCAGCCAATGCAAATTTCACTTCAATGCTTGTTGGCAATATTACGGGTAATATTTCTGGTAACACAATGCGAAGTAATGCACTAACTGTTTCCGGCACTTCTAATTTCTCACACGTAGTTCTACCTACAATAGCGTCAGTGTCAATGGCATCTATATCAGCAAGTAGTACTACTATTACAGTTACAACTACAGCCGATCATGGCATGACAGTGGCAGGAGCACAGATAACACTATCAGGTGTTTCTGGTACCAATGCTCCAAGTGGACCTTATACAGTTGCTACAGTTCCCACTAATACAACATTTACATTTACTGCAACTGTAGCGCCATCGGGTGGTATTTCTGGTGGAACATTAACTATTAGACCATTATTAACAAGTACAGGATCAGGATCATTTGGCGGTACAATGACTGTTACGGGTACTGGTACATTTGGTAATGCTGCTACTACTCACCTAACAGCATCGGGTGATTTGTATGCAAATGGTGGTTTAATAAAATCTGCTAATGCAAACTTTACCGGAACTGCATCTTTATTACACATTGATTCAACAGGTAATGCTAACTTTAGTGGATCTGTATTCAAAGTAACAGCTTCTGCCTCATTCGCTGAAGTACCTACTGCGGGTAACATTACTTCACAAGCAAATATTCAGGCTGCGAACCTAGTTGCAACAAATACATTGACCGGAGGTAATTTATCTACTCCGGGACAATTAACAGTCGCTGGTACAGCTAATGTATCTCACATGACTTTACCATCAGTTGTATTAACTGGTACGTCAGCAATCACATCAATTCTATACAATACTGTTACTATTCGTGTAACCACTGTTAATTCGCACGGTATGGCAGTAATTGGAGCAACTGTTGTTGTAACCAATGCAAGCACAACAACCAATGGTACTTGGATTGTTTCTAATATTGTCGATTCAAAAAGATTTGAATTTGTAGTTAACGTAGCACCATCAGCATCAATAACCGTAGGAGCAACTACATCTATAACAATTAAACCAATATTATCTAGTTCTGGGTCAGCATCTATTGCCGGAACAATGTCTGCTGGTAACGTTGGAACAACTCACGTTGATGCTAGTGGTAATATATCTGCCTCATCTGGGTATGTATTCTCAAAAAATGCAAACGTTACTGGATTAGCCAACGTAGGCAATTTAGTAACAGGCGGAAACTTATATGCAAATTCTGGATTAATTAAAGCACTGAGTTCAAACATAACCGGTACATTAACCTCATTACACATTGATTCAACAGGTAATGCTAACTTTAGTGGATCTGTATTCAAAGTAACAGCAAATGCAAATATTGGTAATATCAGTAATATCATGCACATTGTGTCTACTGGTACTATTTCTACTAGTGGTTTACTAAAATCCGCAAATGCCAATATTACTGGTTTAGCTACTCTTGCAAGTGCTAATGTCACTGGAAATAGCTCACACGGTAATATTGAGTCACTTGGTATATTAAACGTTGTCGGCAATGCTAGTGTAGGTAACTTCAGTACTGCAATAATAAGTGCTACTGGTAGTGCTAGTATTGGTGGAGGATTATCCGTTACTGGTAGTGCTAATGTTGGTAACTTACAATTCCCTGCATCAGCTACTGTATTAGGAACAATTTCTGCAACATATGCATCTACTACTATTACGATTATTAGTACAATTGCACACCAACTAAGTGTTGGTAATGAAGTTGTATTATCAGGTATAACAGCAGCAACAAATGCACCTAATGGTGTCTATGTGATTGCAACAATCCCAGGAACACCACAAGTAGGTGGACAACCTAGTAGCTTTACAGTCACAGCCGCAGTAGCACCAACAGGTACATTAGGTGGAACAATTGTTGTAACAGTAAGACCTTTAATCTCTAGTGCAGGTTCTGGTATCTTTGATGGTCGATTAAAAGTAGGCGGCAATGCAGAAATTTTAGGTAGTTTAACTGGATTAACTTCATTGTCAGTAAGTACATTGATTTCAGGAGCTACTTTCCAAGCATCTGATTTTAACGGATCAAATGCTAATATAACAGGTAACGCAAAATTTGGTAATTTGTCAACACCTGGATTAGCAAACATAACAGGTCAAATTATTGCAGGTGGTAACTTAACAATCACTAGTACTAATCAATCTAACTTTAGTGGTAATCTTGGCATCCCTCACTTATTTGCATCAGGCAACGTACAGGGAAATGTTCTAGTATCTTCAACTATAATCACTGCGATAGGAAATGTTTCCGGTGGTAATTTAACTACCAATGGAATGTTAAAGGTAGACGGCAATGCAAGTGTAGGTAACATCACTACAAAAGATATCAATGGTACATTAGTTTCTGTGTCAGGAAACGTATCCGGTGCTAACTTAATTGCTAGTGGTATATTGACTGTTGCAGGTACTGCTAACATAGCAAGTTTATCGTTACCAAGTACCCTTAAAGGAATTACTTCAATTACTAATTCTGGTACTACGGTAACTGTTACTACAACTACTGATCATGGCGGAAGTATGGGCACTGAATTTACATTGACCGGTACAACAGCAACTACATTCCCGCCAAATATTAATGCAGGTGGAAATCCAGCATGGTTTGTAATTGCTACTGCCACATCAAATACATTTACATTTACTGTGGCATCAGCACCTACAGGCACAATTGGTATTTCAGTTGCCTCATTAAACTTCAGACCATTCTTAGTTAGCACTGGTTCAGCAACCTTTGGTGGTGGATTAACTGCAACAGGGACAGTTATAGCTGGTCAATTCACTGGATATGCAAATGGTCTTCAAAATATACCAGCAGCAAATATAACTGGTTATGCTCCATTAGCTAATGTGGCTAATACAGCAGTTACTGCTGGATCTGCTACAACGGTTACCGGTGCTTCACAGACAAATATTACTGAAGTTGGTAATCTACTTAAATTATTTGTAGGTAATGCAACAGCTAATACTAATTTTGGAAATGGAACAATATCGTTAACTGGCAATTTGAATGCAGGTAACATACTTGGAAACGGATTCTTCTTAGCATCTGCAAATGGAGCAAACGTTTTAGGCAATGTAGCAGGTGCAACATTAGCTTACGGTCTATCCCCAGGACCGTATACTAGTATTAATGCAGTAGGTACATTAAGTTCTTTAACTATAACCGGTGACACAGTTACTGGTTTAGCAAATGTTAACGGTCTTATAGTTAGAGATGCAACAGGTAGTCACGTTAATTTTAGCACCAATCAAACACTAACTGCTCAATCTACTGCACCTGCAATGAATAAAACAATTAACATTATATCTGGAGTTGGAGTAGCTCCATATAACGTCACGATGCCTACAATAGCTTTGGGTAGAAGTATATTTGTGTTTAATGATTCAGCACAGACAATCAATATATTACCAATTGGTGCTGGTGTGAATTTGGATGGGTTTACAGGCGGTGCATCCTTTCCATTGGGTGCAGGAGCAAGAATTCAATTTGTAGCCGGCACATTAACAAAATGGTATGCTCTAACAGGAGTTTATTCTTAAAAGGAAAATTATGATAACATTGGAATTATTACAGGCATTATGCCCAAAAACTAAAGTAGCAGTACTAAAAGTATATGCTCAACCCTTACATGAAGTAGCAGAATACTATGACATGTATGATAACATGCGTAGAGCGGCAGCATTTGTTGCACAAACTGCACATGAATCAGGTGGCTTTAACTTTGTTAAAGAAAATCTAAACTACAGTGCTAAAGGATTGATGGGTACTTTTAAAAAGTATTTCCCTACTGATGACTTAGCAAGACAGTATGAACGCAAGCCAGAAAAGATTGCAAATCGTGTTTACGGTGGACGTATGGGCAATGGTCCAGAAGAATCAGGTGATGGTTATAAGTTCTGTGGTCGTGGATTGATTCAGTTAACAGGTAAACAAAATTATACTAAGTTTGCCGCAGATTTAGGTATCAGTATTGACGAGACTGTTGCATATTTAGAAACACCTGAAGGTGCAGTAAGCAGTGCAGGTTGGTTCTGGGATAACAACAACTTAAATCAATATTGTGATAGTGATGATTTTGTTACATTGACAAAACGAATCAACGGCGGAACTATTGGGCTTGAAGATAGACAACATCATTATCATCTTGCATTAGATTTATTACAAGGACATTAATATGTCACAGCCGGTTTGGAAAACCCCCGCAGGAGATTTAGGAACCTATAATATAGGAACCCCAATAAATTTAACATTGAGTGCGGCAGCAACATTTCCTGCAAGTTATTTAGAATATAAATTATTAAGCGGAGAATTACCAACAGGTGTATCTTTAGACGCATTTGGAAATATTAACGGTATTCCCTCAAATAGTTTAGTTGAAAAAAATTTCACTTTCACAATACGTGCTACTGATGAGTTAAATAAAATACGTGATAGAACATTTAACCTAGCAACGTCAAGTGTAATTAATAAACCAAAAATAACTACGCTGCCAGGTGAAATCATAAACGTAATTGATAGTTTGTATGTAGATTATAAAATTCAATATTCAAATGTCGTTTCGTCAAATAACATATCATTTACTATCCTGGCAGGAAATTTACCACCGGGATTATATTTAAATCCTGAGGGAATAATTAAAGGTTATCCCAAAAAACCGTTTTTAGCTAACAAAAGCCCAACAACTATAAAATATACCTTTACAGTGTTATTGACAAGTGATTTGGGAAATGATATTGCTATTTTTTCAATCGTGGTAAGAAATAAACAATTATCAAGTCCACTCAATAATAGAATTCCGGTAATCTTAAATAAAAAACCATTACATGAACCTATTAGGGTCGATGATCCATACACTGATTATTATTTGTTAGAAGGTGAATCAATATCTACTATCAAAGCTAATGAATATTTTGCTTTTAAAATAATTGCAGTAGATTTTGATAACTCGCTCATCGATTATCAATTTGGTGGACTGCCACCTGGACTAGTTGGTAATAGTACTACTGGTTGGATTACGGGCATCCCAAAAGAACCTAGAAAAAATATTGTAACATATGATATTTCAGTCAGTGTAGCAAAAAGAAATAATCAAACATTAGTTTCTGCCCAAGAAATTTTTAGAATTAGTATACGTAAAGATATTGAAGAAGATATTGCATGGAATACCGGTAGTGATTTAGGAACAATATTCAATGGTACAATAAGTATGCTTAAAGTTTCAGCTACTGCTACTGAATCATTAGTGTATGAAGTTGTCAGTGGTTCTTTACCTAAAAACTTAGTTTTATTAGAAACTGGTGAAATTGCAGGAAGAGTGGCTCAACAACCTGACGTTTACAAAATATTAACAATAGGTGATACTATTGAATTCAATTTTACTATTAGAGCATTTAGCAGAACTTATCCGTTACTAACAAAAAGTAAACAATTTAAAATTACGGTATATCAATACTACCCTGAACCGTTAGAGAATGTATATTTCAAAGCATTCCCTAATACTTATGGAAAACGAGTAATTTTATCATTATTGACAGATACCAGTTTAATACCAACTGACTATCTATATAGACCCAATGACATGTATTTTGGAAAAGCAACAGATGTTAGATTTGTTCATGTATATGGAATAACTGCTAGTTCAATGCAGAGTTATATTAACGCTACACAGAAAAATTACTATGAACGTAAAATTACGTTAGGTGAAATAAAAACAGCGATAGCCACTGATTCTGACGGTACTGTATTGTATGAAGTAGTATACAGTAATATTATAGATAATTTACAAAATGAAAACGGTAAGGGAGTATCAGATAAATTAACTTTTAATAATCCAATAAGTTTACGATTGGGCCCTTGGTTCATTAATAACTCCTCACTATTAATCAATACGTCTACTGTTAAAATTAATGCGAGTCCCGGAACAACTATGTTTGTATATCCTGCAGGATTGCATAACATGAGATCAGCATTAACATCAAATATTACTCAAAATTTTGATAATAGATTGATGCCGTTGTGGATGACCTCACAACAAACGGATACAACACTAGATTCTACTTTGGGCTATGTACAGGGATGGATTATATGTTATACTAAACCTGGATATGCTGAGATTATTAAAAATAATATCAATGAAAATTGGAATTATACGCTAAATGAAATTGATTTTACTATAGATCGATTCATAGTTGACAAGAGTGCAACATATAACTGGAATACTAACTTGACTATTCCTTCTTGGAGTGATTTACCAAGTGCAACACCTGTACCGGACCCATTCGATTCGAATGATGCAGTTGTTCTTTTCAGCAAAAAAACTATTTTACCAAATAGTTAAACTATAAATAGAAGACGGAATTAAAAATTATGAGTTCAATTAACACTAGTGCAATTAACACAGCTTACCCAATCCCTGGAGTGAATAATAGCACCCAAGGATTCAGGGATAACTTTACCAGTATTAAGAATAACTTAGATACTGCAAAAACAGAGTTAAATGACCTACAAAATAAAGTTCTTGTAAAATCTGCATTAGCTGGTAGAACATTAGATAATAATATGGCAGGCGTATTGATATCTAATGCTAGTATTAAAGGATTTCGCCAACCAATGCATAATATGGGTTCTAGCATAAGTGATACTCTATTAATTGATGTAACTAAAGGTGATGTACAATACGGAACTATTGTTGGTGACACTACTATTAGTTTTGCTGGCTGGGCCACTACTGGTACATTGTGTAGTGTTCAACTTAATTTGACTATTGATTGGAACGCTGGATATACTATCTATTTACCTAGTACAGTTTATAATGCACAAGCAACCATTGCCAATGGAATGGATGCTACGGTAACTATATTAGAAAATTACGGGTTCATCGGTACTCCTGGAGTAAATGCTACCGTAACTAATCAAATTACTGCACCTGCAGGTGTTACTGAATTACAGTTAAAATTTAGTACAGTAAATTGTGGCACAACAATAAGTGTACAGCCATTAAATAGAAATCAAACTACTTCTTATATAAATTTAAGACAACCTACCAACAAGGGTGTGCCTGGTGACATGCCCGGAGCTATTTGTTTCGATGGATATGATTTGTATATATGTATTGGAGCATATGACGGTTCTACTACTATCTGGGGTAAACCTGGTTGGTCATTAGTTCCGGCAGAGACAACTTAATGGAACACCCTTTCATGCCAGATTTGTCAAATAAAACAATAGATGAACTACAAACATCTATTCAAGATTTAACTAGTAAATTAACTTTTGCACATCGTATTGGTAAAGAGTTTATGGTAAATCAAATACATATGGTTCTTGAAGGCTATAACAAAGAATATGCCAAGAGAATGGATGAACTGTACAAGAAGCAAAACATCCAAAACAATATCAAAATTGACAATAATAAAGCCTAAAAGGGCAAATAGCTATTGTATTTTTGTAGAAACTATGTTATCATAGCACAATGCAAATTGATATATACGGTCAGCAAATTTTAGATGAAATGGACTTATGCAGTGCCTTTCTATCTGACCCCAACATAAAAATCAAAAACGCATTAGTCTCTGATGATATCTATTTTGATAAAGATTTAGAGATAGAAAATATACCCACATTCAAGAAATATGTCAAGCAATCTATAACTAAGGAAGAGTTTGACAATCAATTACAACGTAATTGGTTTATTCCAGAAGAATACAATCAATTAGATATAGCCAAACATGTACTAGACTTATGTCAAACTGACGCAGAATTACAACGAGTTGGGCAAGAGTTAATATTATATCAGCAACGAGATTTGTTTCAATTATTGCGTTATTGTAAGTATCTAGTTGATACTATGAGAGCAAATAAAGTTGTTTGGGGAGTAGGTCGTGGTAGTAGTGTATCCAGTTATGTTCTGTATTTGATGGGGATACACAGAATAAATAGTTTGCATTATGACTTGTCCATTGACGAGTTCTTAAAATAAGGAGAAAATTATGCATAGATCAGCATTAGGTAAAACAGTAGATATGTCTTCATTGGTTTCAAAAAATGAAAAAGTACGTGCCGTGGGTAACATGAACGTAAATGCTAGAGGTGATATTATCGACAGTCACGGCAGAGTGGTACAGGATAATACACAACGAGTTAAAAGACAATATAGTAATACTGTTAATAAACCATCAATTCAAGAAGATGTACAACCAGAAGTTGTAACTCCTGTAGTTACTCCTCCACCGGTAGTAGAAGTAATAGCACCTGACTTGAATCCAGAAGAACAAAAAATGTTTGAAGAATTTGATGATTACGAAGAAGTTGAAGAAATCAAGCAAACCGAAACAGAGAAACCGAAAGCAAAGAAATGAAATTAGCGTTTGAACCACATAAGTTTAGTAAAGAGAGTTTTAAACCCGTTGGAAAACATATCATTGTAAGTGATATGGAATTTGATGAGCGAATCACGACAGGTGGAATCGTGTTGTTATCTGATAATCGTAAGGATCATGGTATCAGACCACGCTGGGCGCAAGTATATGCATTGGGTTCTGACTTCAATGATGATGAGATACAAGTGGGTAAATGGATTTGTATTAGTCATGGAAGATGGACACGGGGCATTGATGTTGAAGATGAAACGGGAGAAAAGACGTTGCGTAGAGTCGATGAAAATGATATACTACTAGTATCAGACGAACCCGTCTATGATTTAACAATTGGTGAAAAAGGATAAAAATGAAATGGTTAGATAATTGGTTCTTAAAGAAAGTACGTTGGGCTTGGGATCATCAAGAAGCAGACGAAGGACCCAATCTTGTTATGACTGGTAGTAAAAGACAAAACATCGGTCGTGCGATTTCAACAAGACATGATTCTTCTGGTGAATTAGAAAGTCGTGGGGTATCATTCAATCTATATTCTGCTAACGGCGGGCATGTAGTTGAACTGCGTAACTATGATGATAAAGCAGACAGAATAAAAAACTCATTACATATCATACCACATGACAAAGACTTGGGTGAAGCACTTAACCACATTATCACTTACGAAGCATTAAAACGATGAAAAATCAACTCTGGGTAGAAAAATATAGACCTCATTCTGTAGAAGATTATGTCTTTGTAGATGACAGACAGAAAGAGCAAGTTAACGGTTGGATAGAAACTGAAAGCATCCCTCATCTATTGTTAAGTGGCGAACCCGGTACAGGTAAGACTACACTTGCAAAAGTTCTTATACAAGAATTAGGTGTAGAAGAATATGATGTATTGGAAATCAATGCATCACGTGAGAATAGTGTTGACGTAGTGCGAAACAAAATCATTGGCTTTGTGCAAACAATGCCATTTGGTAAATTCAAAGTCGTATTATTAGATGAGGCAGATTATCTAACTCCAGCAGGTCAGGCAGCATTGCGTAATGATATGGAAGCATATCACATGACTGCACGATTTATTCTAACTTGTAACTATGAACACAGAATTATCCCTGCACTTAAAAGCAGATGTCATGAATTTAGAATAACTAAAACGGATAAGACAGAATTTACTGCACGTGCCGCAACAGTATTGGTTGCTGAGAACATAGACTTTGATTTAGATATACTAGATAGCTATGTCAGTGCTACATATCCTGACTTGCGTAAGTGTTTGAATCAGATTCAAGTAAATAGTAGTACGGGTAAATTGTTACCTCCAGTAGATGCTGGCAAAGGTGAAGATGAATTGCTTTTTGAAGCAACACAATTGTTTAAAGCAGGTAAAATTTTAGAAGGTCGTCAGCAATTACTACAACATTTAAGTTTATATCCTAGTAGATTAGAAGATATCTATCGTTGGCTGTATAATAATTTAGATTTGTGGGGTAATTCAAACGAGAAGCGTGATGCTAGTATCATTATCATTCGTAATGGTCTAGCGAATCTATCAATGGTTGGCATCCCTGAGATCAGTCTTGCAGCCACAATGGTAGAATTAACAAGTTGAGAACAATATGAGATATTTTTTAGTAACATACGTAACTAAGCCTGATGGCAAGATTGATGAACAAGTAGAGATTTCTAAAAATCTAAAGGATAGAGATATTACTATGTGTAATATTATTTTAGATTTTAAAGAAAAGAATGTTCAGAAGAATGTAGTTCAAGGTAATGTGATGAATCTATCATGGAGTACACTGCTAGAATATTACAAAAAAGTATATCCAGACCAAATTGATCAATTAGAAAAAATTAACGGAATATAAAAAAATAGGGATGTTATGAGCACCCCTAAACCCGATTAAGCGTACAGTCTAAGTACGTGCTCTATAATTTTGTGGCGTTGAACATCTTTCAGTTCAAAGTTACACAATTGCAACCCTGGAATCACCCCCTTCCCCAATCGATTTTGTAAGTCTAGTAGCCCATTGTCGGCTTTTTTTCTATCAGCTTGTTCTATGTCGCCAGTAATTACAATCTTACTGCCGATACTGATTCTAGTCATAATCATCTTGAGTTGACTGGGGGTTGCGTTTTGAGCCTCATCTAATACGATATAGCTATGTTTAAAGTTTCGACCTCGACAGAATGCTAGGGGTGCAATTTCCACTATCTGTTCTTCTAGCATGTGGGCGATTTCCTTTACCGTATAATACTCTCTCAATACATCAAGCAAAGGTCTTGTCCAAGGTTCCATCTTAGCGTTCAGATCACCTGGCAAGAAGCCATGCTTTTCATCATCTACCCCAACGGCGGGTCGTGTAAGAATGATACGAGAAACTTCACCTGCTTTTAGTGCTTTGATTGCAGCTAACATAGCAAGATAAGTTTTTCCCGTTCCTGCAGGTCCACCGACCACGACAATATCAGTCTCTTGGTCTAGTAGTGCGAGGATATATTTTTCTTGGTTTACTGATTTGGGCACCATGACAATGGGCTTACTATTCAGCTTAGGACGACTTTGGTCAAAGTTGATTGTTTTTGATTCGTGTGTGTAGTATGTTTTCTGTGTGTTATCGTATTTTTTACTGTGTGCGTATCTTGTATCTTGATCCTGAGTGCGTAAAGCACTTGTTTTGCGTTTGCTCAAAATATTCTCCTTTTTAGAGCCGAATGCTCATAACATTCAAGAGTATTTAAGGTGAAACGGTCCACGCAATATAGCATACTTTTAACACATCATCTGGTGATAAATATTAGGCTACGCTACAAAAAATCTAATTGCTCATTATCATTGCAAGAATGATAAATACAACTATGAGTAAACTTCCATCTGACGACTTTTTTAAAGATATAGATTATCCAAATATTATTGATAATATCAAGGGTATCTTCACCAGCGACGGTACCATTAATACATTGCTTGACTTTGAGCGTGTATTAGATGAGGCAGACTTGTACGCATACCAGAACTGGGAACTAGGTGAACTTGTCAACGGTCCTATTAGCAAAAAATACACAGTAACCTGTGTGTTTATGTATCCCGAGAAACTAATGCCCAATCCAAAAGGTGGAAAGAGATTAACACACTTAGGATGTACTATACATTTCAAGAAAACATCAATTGAAGTTCCAGTAAAAATCGAAGGACATGAAGATTTTGAACCAGGCACACATTATCCTAAGATGGTTGAGAAGCCGGTATGGTTAGTACGTATTGAAATACCAAGAGAATTAATGAATGATGTCCGTGAAGGTAGTATTGACTTAGCAGGACAGACAATTGAACTAGATGATTTAGATTCAGCATACGAAGATGACCTAGATAAAGAAGGTACTGAAGAACAAGGTAATGCGCCAGCCAATCAGGCTATGGGTCAACCACCAATGGCGGGCGGTATGCCACCGCAACCAATGGCACCCCCTCAGGGAGCAATGTAATGAGACTAGTTGAAAACTTAGATTATCGTGATTTAGTTGGACAAGTAATCCCAACATTATCTATTGATGAATATGAAGCAAAAGCAGGAAGCAATGATGAGATTATCACATTAGCTTTTAAAGTTGTCGGTAAAGCAGCTAGTACAGATTTGGTTGATTGGTTTGAACGTGGTTACGAGTGGGTACTAGATGCACAAGTAAGTGAAGGTGAGTATACTGCTGGAAAATATTTAGTTTTTGTTGAGATTGAAAGAAGAACTAAAGCAGTTGAACGTATTGTTGAATTGATTGATGACTTAGAAACACTAACAAACATGTCATTAGCAGATTGGACAGTTACAGTTGATGGTTCAGAATATGGTGCAGATATTTCAGAGTTAAAAGGTTTGTTCGAATTAAGTCCTCATTCTTACCGTGAAAGCAATCCGGAAGATACTGAAGAAGATGAAGAAGATGAAAAAGAAAATATTGAACCTGAATTAAATGAAATGCGTAGACAAGCTGGATTAGAACCAGCTAAGATGAATAAACAAAAAGATAGTTTATTAAAAGATTTTATTGCAAAGGCAGGATTATAACATGGCAACATTATTAGCAAAAAAAGCAGACGGTACTATACCATTAGCAAAGACAGACGATCACCACGAAGCATTAGCGGCTGATCCTAGTATATCAGCATTCCCGCAAGGTAGCTCATTCGGAGGAACATCTTCAAACGGATTCGGTACAACCGCACCCGGCTTTGGTGCAGTTCCCCCAGCATCAAGCTCCAGTGGACTCGGAAGTTTTGGAGCAGTTATTCCAGGAAAAGACTCAGGAGGAAATATGGCAGGATCAGTACAAGTAACACACAATCAAGCAGAGTCACTAAAAAGTGGCGGTGGTGCAATGAGTGAAGGTGGAGAATCTACTGTAGCATTGGATCAAAGTTCTACAGATTGGATCAACAAGAAAATGCGCCCAATGATGGGTTGGATTTATATGTTGACATGTACATGTGACTTTGTTATCTTCCCGGTACTATGGTCAGTGTTACAAGCAATGAGTCATGGCTCAGTAACAAGTCAATGGCAACCATTGACATTACAAGGTGCAGGACTTTACCATATTGCAATGGGCGCAGTTCTAGGTATTGCCGCATACGGTCGTACAAAAGAAAAAGTAGCCGGCGTAGCTTAATAAATATTGACTTAGCACACAAACTGTGCTATACTCAATACTATGGAACACTATCAAACTTTAGGGGTAGACAGAAATGCCTCCTCCGATGACATTAAAAAAGCATATCGCAAATTAGCAGGAGTTCATCACCCGGACAAGGGTGGTGATACTGCTACATTTCAAAAAATTCAAAGTGCTTATGAAACACTAAGCGATCCACAAAAGAAACAAGAATACGATAATCCAAATCCGTTTGGTCAAGGCGGTGGCCCTGGTGGCTTTCACTTTACTACAGGTGGAGGAGGGTTTAATATGCAGTTCAATGATATTTTTGGGCAGATGTTTGGGGGACAACGTAATAATCCTTTTGGTCATTCTTTCCAACAAACATTTAAGACAACCATTTGGGTATCGTTAGAACAAGTATTCAATGGGGCTGAACAACTATTACAACTACAAGGTCAGGGCGGCCCTCAAACTATTAAAGTTGAGATTCCAAAAGGAATAGAGAACGGTGCTCAAATGAGATATGATAATCTCATTGCCGGCGGAGTTCTTATTGTTGAATTCAGAGTTCATGTACATCCTAAGTTTGACCGTGTGGGGCAAGACTTAGTTTCACAACATAGAATTAGTGTATTAGATTTGATTGTGGGTACGTCATTTGATTTCACTACTATTAGTGGGAAAACATTTCAAGTCCAAGTCAAACCAGGAACACAACCTGATAGTACATTAAGAGTTTCGGGTCAGGGATTACCTCACATGAATGAACAAGGCAACGGTGACCAATTGCTATTGCTTAAACCATTTATTCCTGATAAAATAGACAACAAGATAACTGCTAGCATTTTGCAGAGTCGAAGTAATTAAATAAGATTTTAAAAGGAAATCATTTTGCACTCACCGGAAATCGAATCAATTATTGAAAAAGCAGTTGATTTAGCAAAACAACGCAACCATCAATATTGCACAGTAGAACATCTACTATTAGCATTAATTTCTTATGCACCATTTCAGAAATGTATAGGCAGCTTTGGTATTGATGCAGATACTATGAGTAAAGAAGTAATTACATATTTAGATAATTTAAAATATATCGAATTATCAGTATCTGAAGGACAAGAAATTCAGCCACGCAAAACTAATAGCTTAGAACGTGTAATGAATCGTAGCGTTACTCAAGTATTATTTACCGGTCGTAAAGTTGTAACAACTATTGACTTGTATCTTAGTATTATGGCTGAAGGCAATAGTCATGCACAGTATTTCTTATTGAAACATGGTTTTGTTAAGAATGAATTTGTTCCTTTTTGGCAAAAACATTACAAAGGCACACAAGCTGATGTTAAACTAACAGACGAACAAGCAGATAATATCCTAGAAGAATACACTATCAATTTAACACAACTGGCTAAGTTGCAGAAACTAGAGCCTGTGATTGGTCGTAGTAAAGAAGTTGATGACATTATCAATGTATTAGCTAAACGATTCAAGTCAAATGTATTGATGGTAGGTGATCCTGGTGTTGGTAAAACTGCAATTGCAGAAGGTCTAGCACAAATGATTGTCAATGATGAAGTCCCTGAATTCTTAAAAGACCATGAACTTTACAGTTTAGAGATCGGTAGTCTATTAGCAGGTAGTAAGTATCGCGGTGACTTTGAAGAAAAAGTTAAAGCAGTACTTGATGCACTGACTGTTAAGAAAGATGCAATTCTGTTCATTGACGAAGCACATACAATGCGTGGCGCCGGTGGTGCAACAAATGGTGCAGTTGATTTTGCTAACATGATTAAACCTGCAATTACTAAGGGTACATTAAAAGTTATTGCAAGTACAACTTGGGAAGAGTACTACGAATCATTTGAAAAGGACCGCGCATTGATGCGAAGGTTCTATCGTGTGAGTATTGATGAACCAAGTCGTGAATCTACAGTTAGTATTCTTAAAGGTCTAAGTGTACGATTGAATGACTTCCACAGTGTGGAGATTACAGATGAAGCGATTGAAGCCGCAGTTGAAGGTGCAACACGATACATTCAGGATCGTAAGAATCCAGACAAGTCTATTGATTTGTTAGATGCCGCTTGTGCTAAACAACGAGTAGCAGAGAACAAGGGCGCTATCATTACTAAAGAATTAGTGTTTGATCAGATTGAAAAATACACCGGAGTTCCTGCTGATAAATTAACTGATGATAACTCAGAACGTATTATTAACCTTGAGTCTAATGTAAAATCAAAACTATATGGACAAGAAGAAACAGTTAATAAGGTACTTGAACGTGTATATGTTAGTTTTGCTGGTATCGGCAATCAAACTAAACCACAAGCGAGTTTCTTATTCTTAGGCCCAACCGGTACAGGTAAAACTGAATTAGCTAAATTATTGTCTAAGAACCTTGACATGAAACTACTCAAGTACGATATGTCAGAGTATGGTGAAAAGTTTTCGGTATCAAGTTTGATTGGCGCGCCCCCGGGCTATGTTGGCTTTGGTGAGGGATCACTAGGTGGTGGACGACTGATTAATGACTTAAGCAAGAACCCACATTCAATTCTATTATTTGACGAAGTTGAAAAGGCTCACCCAGATATCTTTAATATCTTCTTGCAATTGCTTGATGAAGGTCGTGTTACCGGTAGCAATGGTAAAGAAGTCAATGCTAAAAACTGTATTATCATTATGACTAGTAACTTAGGTAGTGGTGACAGTGAACGAAATGTAATTGGTTTTGGTAGTCAAGAACGTAGCGGGGAAGATGACAAAGCATTAAAAGAATTCTTTAAGCCAGAATTCAGAAATCGAATTGACTTGGTATGTAAGTTTGGTAAACTAGATATGTTGGCAATCAAAAAAATTGTTATTAAATTTGCTGATGACTTGAAGAAATCTCTCAGAGAGGCACATAATATTACACTACACTTGAGCGAACCAGTAGTTGAGTATCTAGCAGAAAAGGGTTATGATAATAAAATGGGAGCCCGCCCACTAGCAAGAAAGATTGATGAACTAATTCGGGTACCTCTGAGCAAGAAACTCTTGTTTGAGCGTATCAAAAATAGTACAATCAATGCTAACTTAGAGAACGGAGAAATTGTTTTTGATGTTCAACAAAAATTAATAGCAGAAGTAGGTGAAGATGGCATTATTAAAGTTACAACAGACACGCAGTGATGGCGTAGGGTATATCGACCATAGAGACTTGTATTTCGGTAAATTTAATTACCGTGCAAGAGTTCATATGATCGGTGCATATTTATGTTCATATGCTACGAAAAAAGAAGATTTTCAAAAGCGAATAAAAATCAATAAGAAAACCATGGCAGGAGCCAAGGTCGATGAACTAGTTCTTTTTGCTGATTGGAAGAATACTCAAAAGAAAGAAAAGAAAAGTGATATCACTTTTCGTATTGAGGGACAGTCTGCTAGTGTGTTTTCTAATAACCTAGAGTTTTTAAGAGAATTAGAATCACTAGGATTCAATGTTGATTTTACTGCAATTGAAGATGTAGTACCTGTAGGTATAAAATACTTTGTCAATGAACCCAAATTCAAGTATCGTATCTATTTAAAAAGCAAACGAGTTTCTGAAGATTTTCCTAAGAAATTGAAGAATATGTTTGATAGGTATAAAGGTACAGGCACTAAAATTTCTCCCAGCCCCTCATTAAATGACTGGTTAACTGAAAGGGGAACTCCTAGTTTAGGTGGATACCTCTCTTGGAAACGCAGTTATTGTAGCAGTCATTACTTTATTGAATACAATGATGAGAGTTTTATTACGATTTTTGCACTTACCTTTACCGGGATTATTTCTAGGAAATACACTTTAGAAAAACGCCCAGAGTCAACATAAAATGATAAATACTCTATAATGGAGTGTTTACCATGGCAAAGATTGTCGAAACTGTATTTGTAGTAAAATTAAGTCAATTAGTAAGAGATAATCCAGCATCTATAGAGACTGCTGGGTTTGATGAGCTTCCAAAAACTATTGAAGAAGTCGTGCAACAGTTAGTTGCAGGTGATGTTTTAGTGGAAGTTGAAAAAGCATAATGAGCCAAACAACCGCACTTACCCTATTACCAACAACTATTGCAGTAGTAACCGGGGACAAACAACCCGGGGTAAGTTATTACACCTCTGGAAAAACCCTACAAACTATTACTTGGAAACTTTCAGCATTCTTAGGAACTGTAATTGTTCAAGCAAGTCTAGTTGAGAATCCAACAACTGATTCTGATTGGTTCCCTGTATATAATTTAATTTGTACTACAGGTAATAATAATGGCGGGTCAATACCTAATCCAGCAGTAAGTTTTGTAAATATCACTGGTAATTTTGCATGGGTAAGAGCAAAAGTATCGGCATACACTTCTGGAACAATTAATTATGTAAAGGTCTGTTATTAAAATGTTTAAGTCAACATTAATCGCAGAACAACTTAAAAAGATTCGTCCTTTATTAAAGGAAGCCAATCCACAGCAAAAACTTAAATTAATGAAACTAATGAAGGTTGCATTGAAAGAGAATTTTGATGAACGTATGGCATTGATTCGTAAATTAGTCAGAACTGGTAAATATGACGCAAGTGATTTAGAATTAGCTACTACTGAACAACTGCGTGAATTATTAGATGGTCAACATGGTTTAGATGAAGACCAAGCTATACCACTGTCAGGAAAGATATCAGCAAGACCTAATCAAGATCCAAACTCATTTGAGGATTGGGATTATTACCATCAAGGTGAACCAATACAACCAGGGTCCGATATACATACAAAAGTAAAAGATGTGCATTTACGCCAACGGGAACCTGCATATGATACAATGAGAAATGCTTTTGATAACCCTATACAACCAGGACCAATACTTCCGCAAAATCAATCAGGTGATACAATAATTCCATCACGTCCTAAACCTGCAGAAAAGATAAAAGATGCGGATGGTAAGCCAATTAGATTAAAAGATTTTGTCCCACATGATCCTGACATAATGGAAGATGATTTAAAATCAATTGATCCTGACGATCATGGAGAGACAGAAGGTCGTTTTGTAAAGAATCAAATACAAACTATGCTACGTGTTTTATCACATTTAGAAAATGCAATAGGTGATGACGAAAATTTACCTGAATGGGTACAAATGTTACTTAGCCAATCACAAGATAAGATTGTAGGTGTCATGGATTATATGATTAGTGCCAAAGAACTTGCCAAAAAAGAACAAACGGGTAATCAAAGTATAATATCAGCATTAAGTATGCTGGAGGGGGAAAAACGTACTAAAACCGTTATCCCTAACAAGAAAAAAGTAAAAGAATCTAAAGATTTTCTACAAGAAAAATAATTCGGGGTGGTCCTCAGTGTGTAAATAATTACATCATTTAAGAGGACCAAATGGCAACTAAAAAAACTAAAGTAACACCCGAAGCAGCACCCGTAGCAGCACCGGTAGCCGAGGCAGCCCCTACTGCAAAAAAGGCAACAAAATCAATTAAATCTACTAAAGAACCCAAAACGGTTCCTGTAGAAAAGGTTCAAGAAATTGCTGAACAGGCAGCTAAAGAACAAGCTCCACAACCCGGACAGATTCAAGTTAACGTTGACTATCTAAAAACAACCAAAGTACACATTGCAATGCCATGTTACGGTGGTATGTTGACTGAAAGTACATTCATGTCATTTATTAAGTGGGCTAATACTGCCCGTCAACTTGGTATTGACTGGACATTGGAAACAATGGTTAATGAATCATTAATCAGTCGTGCTCGTAATACACTAACAGCTAAGTTCTTAGAACAAGAAGGCTCAACGCATTTATTCTTTGTTGATGCTGATATTGGTTGGGAACCATGGCACTTGTTAGTATTAATCAACCGTGACGTTGACGTTATCGGTGGATTGTATCCAATGAAAACTATGCCGATCAAGTGGGTAGTTAATGGATTTGATGGTGCTGAAGAAGGTCCAGATGGATTCCAAGAAGTAAGTAAAGCAGGTACCGGATTCTTGTTAATGAAGCGTCATGTATTTGAAAAACTTAAAGCACATCCTGCTGTTAAGCAATACAAGAACGACATTGGATTAGATCCAAAATTTGACGCACATTTAAAGACATATTTTGATACAGCAGTTCGTCAAAATCGTTACTACAGTGAAGACTGGACATTCTGTGAAAACTGGCGTGATCTAGGTGGTAAAATCTATGTTGATAAACGTGTATTATTGCGCCATAGTGGTAGCTATGTATTCTGTATGGAAAATCAGGATCATTTGATGAATTCAATTGGTCCTATGTATGTTCAAGAATTACAGAAGAAACAAGCTGAAGCCGCTCAACAAGCAGCCGCAACCCCAGCACAATAATAGAATTTAATTCTATTTTAATGGCTATCACACACCGTGATAGCCATTTTTTTATATAAATACTATATACTAAGGATTATCTACTATGTTCTCATTTTTATTTTCTAACCCGCCGTTTAGTAAAGCACCACCGTATAATATATCTATGCCAATTTCAGCACCAAACTTAAATGATAAGATGGAACCAACAGCACCTAAAGTTAACACTAATTTTAACAGTTGGTTTGGGGTCTCTATAGGTTATTCTGCATCGTTATTTGGAAAACCGTCAACTCCTCCTACGAAACCGGCTTCCACAACCATACCAACAACAAGCCGTATTGCAACACCGTCAACTATTGCTACAAATTCAAAGATGACTATAACTAAAAAAGGTTTATTTAATTGGTAAAATACAATGAATTTTAATGAATTAAATAGTTTCAACATGTCGGATGCTGTTCGTTTTCACGAACATTTGAATCCTGCCATATTTAACGGTGACCACATGAAAGAAAACGTAAGAGAGCAATTATTATTGATTGCTAGCGATTTTATAGAACATCTTGGCTTATCTGATTTAGCAATTCAAGATATCACTATCTCTGGAAGTAATGCAGCCTATAGTTATACTAATCTAAGTGATATTGATTTACATCTATTGGTTGATATGACTCAGTTCAACGAAGATGATGTTTACCGTGAACTGTTTGACGCTAAAAAGACTGTATATAATGATAACCACGACATATTGATTGATGGGTATGAAGTAGAATTATATGTACAGGATAGTAATGAACCTGTTATTAGTCTTGGTGAGTACTCAGTAATGAATGATAAATGGTTAAAGCTACCTAGAAAACGCAAAGCAGACTTTGACCAAGTTGCTACTAAATTGAAATATCGCAAGTTATACAAGTTAGCAGGATATGCATTAAAGTCTGATGATCCAGAAAAGATTAATAGATTAATTAATACTGTTAAGAAATATAGAAGAATTGGATTAGATTATAATGGTGAGTTTGGCCCAGAAAATATTGCATTTAAAGCATTGCGTAATAAAGGTATAATTAAGAAATTATATGAGAAATTACAATTACTACACAGTCAACGATTAAGTTTACCTGAGTCCAGCGGGTACATCCCAAGCCCAAATGAAAAGAATGATAGACGATGGATGACTGCATTAACCGCAGATATCACACCATTTACAATGCAACAAAATGCTAAGAAATTAGGAAGTAAAATAAGTCGTGCGGGTATCCCACCGTTACTTAGACCATAAGAATAAGAAGGAAGATTAAATGTCAAAAATTTGGATAAAACCGCAACAAGTAGATATAACTCAAGACCCAGGACTTAGTCCTCCTGTTGTACCTAAAGAAGATTTAGGTCTTGGATTTGTAGATGCTAACTCAACGTTTACTACCTCAACACCGTCAACACCTTTAACCAATACGGTTAATAACATTTATATCACCCGAGGTCCTAGAGGACGTGATGGACAAGTTCAATTTAATGAAGATGGTTCTTATACAGGTGATCCTGGATTGTTATATGAGCCGAATTCAGATACATTGACTACTGGAACATTAGACGTTAACCAGCTTAATGCAAATCGTGCAAATTTAGGTTCTATCAATTATCTAACTATATTAGGTGGAAACAATAGAGATGTATTAAAAACAAATGGTAGTGGTGTTATTACTTGGGCAAGTGCATTCCCATCAGATGTAGGTAATAGTGGTAAATTCTTAATGACCAATGGCATTAGTCAGCAATGGGCACATCCTAGCTATACGAATTTAGTTGATGTCCCATCAAATATTGCTACTCAAAGTTATGTTGGAAATGCTATTGCTAATCTAGTAGATAGTTCACCGGCAGCATTGAATACATTAAATGAACTTGCAACTGCTTTAGGTAATAACGCAAATTACGCAACTGATATTACAAATATTTTAGCAAATAAAGCAAACGTTACTTATGTAGATAATAAACTTGCAAACATTACGTGGGCTAATTTAACTGGTAGACCCACTATACCGGATGCACAAATCAACAGTGATTGGACTGAAACAAATGTAGCCAGTAAAGCATTTATTCAAAATAAACCAACACTAGGTAATATTTCTAATATCAATATTAGTGGCAGTAGTTCTCAGGTATTTTATGGTAATGGTATTTTTGCTAGTTTGCCTGCCGAAGTTAATTTAGGTAATCTAACTTTTAATGGAAATAATTTATCATCTACTAGCAATGTGGTTATCATTACTACTAATGGAGCTGATGGATTAACTCAGTTAGAAAATAAACATATCAATGGTGATACATATGTTTGGTTAGACGAAGGTAATGTAAAAATAGAAGCCGACGGAAATGTTTGGACTTTTGCTAATAGTGGTAATTTAATGTTACCAGCTGGTGGTGACATCTTAGATAGTACAGGTAATAGTGTATTGGGTGTTAGTGGCGCAAACACAGGCAATATTACATTTAGTGGCAACGAAATTGGATCTACTGGCAATTTTATTAATATTACGTCAACGACTGGATATGTTCAATTAGAAAACTTAGATTCAACCAATGGTTCTACTTATATTTACCTACAAGAAGGTAATGTATTTGTAGAAAACAATGAGGGAACTTGGACATTTCATAACACTGGATCATTATTATTTCCAGAAACGTCAAATGTTGAATTTGCTATAGTAATAAATGACACACTTGGTGAAATGAGTATTAGTACTGATAGTGGAAATATAGCTATATGGCCGGAAAATAGTAAGTGGTTGTTTGGCGCAGATGGTAACTTAACATTACCGGCTAATACATTTAGTGTTAACTATGCTAATGGTACTCAAGTGTCCTTAGGTGGAGGCGGTGGAGCGAACACCGGCAATATTACATTCAGTGATACTACAATGGCTAGTACAAATGGTAATGTTAAGATTGGGTTTTCCCCTTCAGCAAGTCCTGCAGTAGAATTTACGTTTACTGATAATGGTAACTTAGTGTTACCACAAGGTACTATCTTAAGTGAAACAGCCAACTCAACAACCATCACACCACCGAATGCATTAGCTGGACAGGGTTTAGTAGTTCGCTTAACAGGGGTTCAAGGAATTGTTTCCGATCATCCAGGTGGATTTACTGACGGTGATACTATAACTCTAACTGTAACTCCTGATTATGGCAGTGCCCAAGTTACTGGAACATTAGATTATACATTTACTGGAGCTACTAGTGTACAATTAGGTAGAGCGTTAACAGGCACATTGACATTTACTAATGAAGTTTCTAAACCAATAAGTTGGACTATACCAGTATCAAGTACTATGACAACTTTCACTGTCACCATTAGCAATGCATCAGGGTTTACTATTACTAGTGTTGATAACACACTTACACTGTCAACTACCGGTAGTACTGAAGACCATCATATTCACTTAATAGCAGGTGATCCTTCAATCACTGACATATATTTAGGTGATGATGACCAGTATGTTAAAATTGAAAAGAACGGTGGTAATGTAGTTATCGGAACTGATACAAATAATAAGCAATGGACCTTTGACACAAACGGTGCGCTAACATTCCCAGGTGGTGAAACATTTGAAAATGGACAAATAACAGCGACTGCAAATGGACAGGCTATGTTAGCCGACAATGCACTTAATAATTTTATCTGGGTTGATAGTAATGGTGCGTATATTGAAACAGATGATGGCACAGAAAATACCTGGACATTCGGTGATGATGGTAATTTATCAATGCCAGGCAATACTGTTGTCTCAACTCCTGATAATACATCATTGAGATTACGCACTTCAAACAATGAATACGGTTCGACTAGTATTGAATTTGTTAGTGATATCAACGGACCTCATCCTTATACCTCTAAAGTTGAGGTTGACGGTGATGGTGTAAAGGTACATAACAGTGGTGATACTGTAGTTTGGAGTTTTAGTGGTGGTACATTTAACTTACCAAATGATAGTACAGGAAATGGTGTAATTTATTCTAACGTTGCTAATGCACAGTTATACACTGATAGAACTGGTAATGCTCAGGTAAGTATTCGTTCTAAAGGTATCGCCGGTGACAAGACCTGGGCATTCAAAGACAACGGAGAAGTACAGTTTCCGGACAACACATTACAAACTACTGCATACAGAAACAGACCATTAACTAATCTGAACCTAGATGGCGGTAGTGCAAGTGTAGTTTTTGAAATTGATATGGCATTTGTTGATGGTGGCGGAAGTTTCTTACGTGGCATTCTATCACAAGATATATATGACGGCAATGATGGTGGTGCAACCATAACACAATTTGATAAAATATTAGACGGAGGCCAATCATAATGGCAAATAGAATACAAATAAGACGAGACAGTGAAGAAAACTGGGTTGATGCTGACCCAGTATTAGCTGACGGAGAACTAGGATTAAACTACGATAATAATCAAATCAAGATTGGTGATGGGACAAACACTTGGACTAGCTTATCTTATAGTGGTTCTAGTACAGGTAATGTTACATTCAGTGACCAAGTTATAGTAGGTACCGGCGACATTGATGGTGGTGGTAGCGGATTATATTTGTCTCCGGGCGCTAACAGCACAGCTAATCTACAATATCTCAGAGTGCGTGGTGGAGATGACAGTGGTCACATTCATTTGGACACAGGCAACAACACAATATATGACCAATTCTTCGGCAATGATAACAAGTATCTTAAATTAGAAGCTGGCGACACCGGTAATATAGTAATAAGCACAGACGGAACCTATGAATGGCAATTTGGCAGCAATGGCAATTTAACACTGCCACAAGGTACTACTATAAGTGAAGCAACAAATATTGTTACTGTTACATTAGACCAGTTAACTGCTATCTCAGCCTGGACTGGAACTTTGGTTTTTACCAAAGTCAGTGACACATTATATCAAGCATTACCGAGTGGTCCAACTATGGAACTGGTTGTTGGTATTTGGAGACTTAGGTCTAATACTGCTACTTACTATGACTCAACAGACCTTATAACTTGGGGAACTGTTGCCGGTTCGTTGCCTGCGCCGGTTGGTACTACAGAGATATTGGAAACAATGAACCTAACAGTGGGTAGTAATGTTTGGACCTTTGGCGACGATGGCAACTTAACACTACCAGGCAATGCTTTTGCAGTTAACTATGCTAACGGTACACAAGTATCAATCGGCGGTGGTGGTAATGCTAACACAGGCAATATTACATTTGACGATAATATTGTTATTGGCACAGGCGATGAATTTGGCAGTACCGGATTGTATTTGGCCCCTGGAAATGCTAGTATTGCTAATAGTGCAGTACAATATTTAAGAGTGCGTGGAGGTGATGTTGCCACACACATTCACCTTGATACAGGCAACAACGCTTATTTTGACCAATACTTTGGTGATGACGACAAGTATGTAAAACTGGCTAATACCGGCAATGTCGTAATCGGTACTGATGATGCCAATGGAAACTCAGCACAATGGACATTTGGCACAGATGGTAACTTAACTACACCAAGTAATTTAGTGATTGGCACAGGAGCTGGTAGTGGTTCAAGGATATTTCAATATGACGATGGTCTAGAAATTGTAGGAGAAGGTGCTAACTCCGTTGTACTAATGGGTTGGACAGCAAATATAAGCGCACCCGATAGTGTTGCAACAATAGCAATGAATTACCCAAGTGGTGGCGAAGGTAATATATTGATTGCTGTAGGTAATAACGCAACCACTGTACACAGCTGGCTTTTTGGCAATGATGGTGACTTAAAATTACCTGCAGGCGGTGATATTGTAGACAGTACTGGTACTAGTGTATTAGGCGGTGGCGCGGGTGGCGGTATAGCATTAACAGATTTAAGTATTGGTACTGATGGTACACCAACTGGTGGTGGTAATATTTCATATGCCAATTCAACTGGTGTATTTACATATACTCCGCCGGTAATACCTGATGTTAGTGGATTTGCATTAACAAGTGATATACCTGATGTTAGTGGGTTCGTAACAGGCACGCCTTGGACGAGTGCAGGTTATTTAACAACTATCACAAATATATTCAATCAAGACTTGAATACAACTAACAATGTTACATTTAGTAGTGTAATCACTAGCAATGTACAAGCAACTAACGGCTCACCCGCTGTGGCAAGTCCAGTGGCTGTCGGTGGTGCCGGCTCTTTGTTAACAATCAGTGCAGGTGATGGCGGCATTGCGGCTACCGGTGTTAATGCTGGGGCAGGTGGTAATCTAACAATCACTGCAGGTGATGCTGGTTCTGATATAGGTAACCCAAGTTGGGGA